CGGTTCTGTCATCGCCATCTGGCGTGAACAGATCGCCTCCCTCCCTACGGAAGCTCAGGTTCGTGTGGAAATGAAGCAACGGACTCTTAAGTCCGGAGTCGTGGAAACGCGTACTCGCGTGATTGTTCCAGTTATGGAATCAGTCAGTGGCCAAAACGCAGCGGGTTACACCGCTGCAGCCAAAGTTGCATACGAGGACGCGTACGAAGAAGTTTCGTACGCTCACCCTCGCTCTACCATTACTGGTCGTCGTTTGTGCAAGCAGATTCTCACGAACCTGTCGAACAACGTCTCGACCACTGTGGCACCTGCAACTGCTGGCGTCTTCGACGAGGCCAATGTCCAACAAGTGATGCCGACCTAATTCAGGTCTGCCACTCTCACCACTTCCAATAAAGGAGTTAGTATGAGTTTATTCAACTCGTGGGACGGCCAAATCTCGACGGAGGCCACTAATGAGTTCCTTACAGAACTTGCCCGCCTACATCTGGAAAGGGTTAGCAACCCTGCTTGCCAGAAGCAAAAGGCCATTATCGAGTCCGCGCTTAGCGTGGGCGATTATGGCACTTTATGTAGCCTTGAACTTGATTACTCCGGATTACAACCCCTTGATGCTCTCAATCTGGGACAATGTCTTGCCTTCTTTAGGAAAAGAGGCGACATCGACCTTGGAATCGATCGTCGAGGGGTTGCCCGGCTCAAGTTTGAGGAATCCGAGCTCAGATGCCGGACAATGAATCACATCTTCAGAGCCTGGGGATCCGGTAGGTTTCAATTCCTACCGGACGTTGAGTCTGCACTTCATGCAGCTCAGCGGAAAATTTCTCAGGTTCTTGGGGATGTGCCTTCTTTGCCGGAATTACGTCTGAGGTTTGGACCGGGTGCTAGCACGCAAGTGCCAAAACGCTCGGCTTGTGCGAAGGTGAAGCTATCGCAAAAGCCGTGTTGTAGCGAAGATCTGATCCCTCTAGCTGCTGAATTGCTAGAAGAGATCCCTGGCTACGTTGGGCCGAATTACTGGAATGACCCTCTCCCCGACTCCCCAGAATATGAGGAGCAGGAGGAAGAGTACCAGTCGATCTGCGATCTTGATGCAGAACGGTGTTTCGGGTACCCAACAAAGCAGGAGCCAACCCTGGTGGAGATTCTTATTCACCCGGGTAGGTTAGAGTTCGTACCGAAGAACGCGAAGACTGACCGTGCAATCATGGTTGAACCCTGGCTTAATCAGCTAGGACAACTCGCCATTGGCGATTACATGGCACGCAGGTTGAAACGTTTTGGTGTCGACCTTTCTGACCAGGACCGTAATAAAGTTCTGGCTAGAATGGGTTCGATTACCGGGGCTTTAGCAACCCTGGACCTAAGTAGTGCGTCGGACAGTATCTCGACTGGTTTAGTCGAGCACCTGCTTCCGCCTGATTGGTTTGACCTCCTCTCTTGTTTTCGAACGAGCGTGGTGGTTGAGGGATCAGGACCGGAGACGCGCCTTCACAAGTTCTCGTCCATGGGGAACGGTTTTACGTTCCCTCTGGAATCACTCATATTTTGGGCCCTGTCACGGGCCTGCTGCGATGACCGCGAGGTCGTCTCAGTTTATGGTGACGATATCATTTGCCCAACTCACAGAGTTGCGTCCGTGGTGTCGGTCCTTAGTTCATGCGGATTTAGCGTGAATAAGGAGAAGAGCTTCTGGGAAGGTCCCTTCCGCGAATCTTGCGGTGGTGACTACCTATCGGGAATTGATGTACGCCCGTGTTTCATTACGGGACCTCTCACGGGTCATGATGCTTTCCGTCTGCATAATTACTACATGCGGAGCGGAGAGATCGACCTGGCGGCCCACGTGCGAAAGCACATAGATGACAACATCGCTCTCCTAGGCCCCGATGGTTTTGGGGATGGAGTGCTAGTTGGTTATCAATGGACGCCCATCGTTAAGGTTGATCACCTTAGCAAGGGTTATGGAGGTGTAATCTTTGAATCCTGGTGTTACAAAAAGCGGAACTTCAAGCGCCGCTTGCCAGGGGATCGGGTACTACCTGGCTACACTATCTACATGCGCGAGCGTGTCGATGGTGGATGCCTTGCTACCCTTCTTGATGAGGAAAAACGTTTCAGGTCCTGGCTAATCAACCAAGACCCTGACATGGCCCCTTCATTTTATGAAATGAGTGGGCAACGCTTTACTTCATCTGGCGTCCCGGAGAATTTCGTGCCGGGAACCAAAGGTTGCAAACGTATATCGATCTACACCCT